CGTTTATGTATGAGTTTAGATGTGAGATCTTTGAGCCTGAAGATGAAGTTGTTGATTTACCTGATGGACTAACAGATAAAGAAGGTGTAGAAGTTGATGATATTGTTGGTTCAACTAGTGGACAAGTTGTTACTTTACAAATGGAGAAAGATACATCTCAAAATGCAGTGGCATATGTATCTCTTGCATCTACGTTTGCTGGAGTGAAATCTGTGCAACGTGTTCCAATGTTTGATGGAGGTAACTATAGAGGAACTCCTAATGTAGAAATATTCAAGCCTAATCAAGGCAATAGAGCAACTGGTACTGTGACTGTTGCAGAGGGAGGTATCGATACCATAACTCTAACAAATAGTGGATCTAATTATTTAAGTGTGCCTTCTGTAAGTTTTACACCACCAAATAAAACTACGTCATCTCAAATAAAGTTTGGAAACAATTCTCTACATCATACTGCAATTACTGATGTAATAGGTGCAAATTTCAACTTTACAAGTAATGTAGATTCTAGAGACAGTGGTAATGGTAGACTAGTATTGAGTTTCTGGTTATATCCAACTAAGTTTGATCCAGCAACAAATGGTGGAACTGTAATGTGGACTGATAGATTCAAGATATATTACAGAGAAACAGGTAACATAGTGTTTGCCTCTGGTTCTGGATCTATAGAAAATACTACACAACTCAATCTAAATGCTTGGAACTTTATAAGGGTAGAACAATATAATACTGACGCAACTATATCTGTAAATGGAACTGTAAGTAACAGTCTTAACACAGCAAACCCAATTATGTTCTTTACTGGTGATCTCCTGAAGTTAGGTGCTGATGCTTCAGGACAAGGTTTCATTCCATCTCAGACTGCATCATGGGAAGGTTTCTTAGATCATATCACTCTTAACCTTACTGGTGATAACTCTACTAGAAATGTTAGTGCCACACAGGTTCCTAGTTCAGAGACATCTCAAGAGACTGATATTCAAACATCAACCACTGCATCATTTATCCGTAAGTTAGACAATGAACACCCAATAGTAACATGCACAACTAACGCAGCGAGAGAAGTATCTGCGTTGACTATAACATATGAAGGATGGGGTTACACTTCAGTTCCTATCATGACTATTGAACAACCATCAATAGGAACTCAAGCGACTGGTGTTGCCATCATGACAAGTAGAACTGGTGTTCCAAATATGTCTGTCGATAGAATACTATTAACAAATCCAGGCACAGGATATACTACACCACCACAAGTTGTATTCACTAGTGGATCTCCAACATCTGTAGCTATTGCTACTGCTGTAATTTCAGAGGCTGTATTAGGGCCTGTAGGAATCACTACTGGTGGACTTGGTTATAGTTTTATACCTACTGTTGGAATTACATCTGTCTATATACAACAATCCAACGAGACAATACCTTTATTGATGAACGCACAGGCAGAGGCGGTTGCAGTTGGAGGTACTGTTTCAGTAATTAGATATAGTAATGCTGGTGCTGGTTATACTAACACCGCCGCTGTTGTATCAATATCTTCTGTTACATCTAATTCGTTTGGCGAATTTACCTCAAACGAAATAATTAAAGGTGTTTCTAGTGGCACGAGTGCATATGTCTCTCATTGGAATACGGCAGACAATATTCTTAAAGTCTCAATACCTAATGGAAGTTTCCAAGTAGGTGAAGTTGTTGTAGGTGCTGCAGCAAGTTACAGAATCTTATCCGTAGACTCTGACTTTAATATTGCCTTCGCTGGAAATGATGAAATAGAGGCAGAGGCAGACACAATTATAGACTTTTCGGAAACAAACCCTTTTGGTGAGTTCTAAATACTATTATAAGGTGGTAATATTATGTTAACCAATCACTTCTATCATGAGATCATTCGTAAGACAATCGTGTCTTTCGGAACCTTGTTTAATAACATTGAGATCCAACACACGGACAATAGTGGCAAAACGATAAGTGTCATTAAGGTTCCCATATCTTATGGCCCACAACAGAAATTTCTAGCAAGAGTAGAACAGGGTAGAGATTATCAAGATGGTGTAGGTACTACACTTAGTTTACCTAGGATGTCTTTTGAAGTCATGGGTATGAATTATGATGCAACTAGGAAAGTATCTACAATGCAGACTTTTAAGTCTGTCAATAAAAAAACCAACAAATTGGTTAAGGCATTCATGCCTGTTCCGTACAATATTAATATGCAACTTAGTATTATAGCTAAGTTGAACGAGGATGCAATACAAATATTAGAACAAATACTACCATATTTTCAACCAGCATTTAATTTGACAGTAGACTTGGCTGATGTTATTGGAGAGAAAAGAGATATGCCAATTACATTAGAAGGCATACAGATGGAAGATAATTACGAAGATGATTATCTCACAAGGAGAGCATTGATATACACTATGAATTTTGTATGCAAAACATATCTATTTGGGCCAATTAATAATAGTACTGAGGGAACTTCTGGACTAATCAAACAGGTACAGGCAGACTACTATACTGACACTTCATCTGTCAAAACTGCACCTAGACAACAAAGATATAGTGCTGTCCCTGCTGCAGTTAAGGATTATAACCAAGATGGTGCCGCAAAAACAACAGAGTCATTTGATACAATCAAAACTGAATTTAATGTCAATACTGCCATTGCATTTAGAAAAGGTGATTATATTCAAATAGACGAAGAGAAAATGTTAATTAGTTCTATAACAAACAATAGACTAAAAGTAAAGAGAGCTCAATATGGAAGTACTGTCAAACCACATGATACTGATGTGTTCATACATAGAATTACAGTACAGGATGACGCTCAGATTCTAGAAGGTGATGATTTTGGATTTGGTGAAACTCGTACCGACTTTGGTGATGGCGGAATTTGGAGTAGTAGTCAAGGGAGGGACTCTGACTTATGATTGAAGATGAAACGTTCAATGAAATAGATGATACTCTAGACATCGATAGAGGTGCGGAGATTATGAAAGCACCTGCAAATAAACCTACAAGAACTAGTCCTAGTAATCTAAAGTCAGGTAAAGAAGATGTCACAAAAGACTATGAGTATAGTAGAGCTCAGTTATATTCTTTAGTTGAAAAGGGCCAAGAGGCAGTTGATGGTGCTTTGGATGTTGCACAACAATCGGATTCTGCGAGAGCATATGAAGTTGCTGGACAATTAATTAAACATGTTGCAGATACAGCAGACAAACTCATAGATTTGCAAAAGAAAATGAAAGATATTGACGAGGTAAAAGATAGTAAAACAACCAATGTCACTAACAATTCTTTATTTGTAGGAAGCACATCGGATTTACAAAAGATGCTCAAAGAAACTATGAAGAAGAATAAATAATAGTATGAAAAGATTCAGAACACTAAGAGAAGAAAACTGGGATAGACTGAATAAGTATGGTGCAACATATACCATTACATTCATATTCAGAGGACAAACCAAAATGCTTCAAATGTTTTTTCCTCAAAGGGCAAGACCATTGAAGAGAAATGTTCAATATGAATTGGAAAAAATATATCCAGGCGGTAAAGTAATATATTTTATGCCTAGTGAAAAAGACCCAACAAAACCTTTATTAGTCATTGACCCATAATAAATCATGGTTGATCATAATGTATACCTTGGAAATCCTAATCTAAAGAAAGCAAACGTTGCTCAGAACTTTACTAAGAAACAAGTTACTGAGTTCTTAAAGTGTGCTCAAGACCCTGTGTATTTTGCACAGAAGTATGTGAAGATCATCAACTTGGATGAAGGTCTAGTACCATTCAAGATGTATGACTTCCAAGAGAAGTTAGTTAACAATTTCCATAATAATAGATTTAATATATGTAAGATGCCTCGACAGTCAGGTAAGTCAACGACTGTGGTATCATATCTTTTACACTACGCCATCTTCAATGATAGTGTCACAATAGGTATCCTTGCAAACAAGGCAGCAACTGCAAGAGATCTACTTGGTAGATTGCAGATTGCATACGAGAACTTACCCAAGTGGATGCAACAGGGTATCATTGCATGGAACAAAGGATCAATGGAATTGGAAAACAAATCCAAGATCATTGCCGCATCTACCTCCGCATCAGCTGTTCGAGGTATGTCATTTAATATTATATTCTTAGACGAATTTGCTTTCGTTGCAAACCATTTAGCAGATGATTTCTTTAGTAGTGTATATCCTACTATTAGTTCTGGTAAGTCTACTAAGGTAATTATTGTTTCTACCCCTCGTGGTATGAATCACTTCTACCGACTGTGGCATGATGCAGAACTGGATAGGAACGAGTACGTCACAACAGACGTTCACTGGTCGGAAGTGCCAGGCAGAGATGAAGCGTGGAAAGAACAGACGATTAAGAACACATCAGAAGCACAGTTCCGTGTTGAGTTTGAGTGTGAGTTCCTAGGATCTGTTGATACTTTGATTTCGCCAGCTAAGTTAAAAACTATGGTGTATGATGAACCAATCAACCGTGGTAAAAGAGGAGGGGAGATATATGAAAACCCAATAGATAAACATAATTATTCAATTACTGTTGACGTTGCAAGAGGTGTGGAGAAGGACTATTCTGCCTTCATAGTTTTTGATACGACAGAGTTTCCATATAGAGTGGTAGCCAAATATAGAAACAACACCATCAAACCAATGTTGTTTCCAAATGTTATTTTAGATTTTGCTAAGGCATATAATAATGCATATGTTTTATGTGAGGTAAATGATATTGGAGATCAAATTGCATCTATATTATTCTATGACATGGAATATGAAAATGTTTTAATGACTGCCGTAAGAGGTAGAGCTGGACAAGTATTGGGTCAAGGATTCTCTGGTAGTAAAGTGCAGTTGGGTGTCAAGATGTCCAAGA